TGGGTAGAGTACGAACTGTGTTAGGTAGGTCATGTAGGTTCGATATGTGGGAGCCAAAGACATTTGGTTATAATCAACCCTATAAGTTTGAAGAAGCTGAAAAGAAATATGGCCCAGGTATTAGACGAGCTTTTACGTATAAGGCATTGAATAGATTGATACAAGGCAGTGCAGCAGATCAAACAAAGAAAGCCATGGTTGATTGTTACAACGAAGGTTTAGTGCCTTTGCTTACAGTGCATGACGAACTTTGCTTTAGTATAAGTTCACAAGAACAAGCAAATAAGATTACAGAGATCATGGAACAAGGTCTTAAGTTAAATGTCCCAAGCAAAGTAGATATGGAAATCGGAAAAGATTGGGGAGAGATTTCATAAAACACTTGTAATCCTCTAAAAAAGTATTATATCATATCATATCATATCATATTTAATAAGGAGGAAAATATGGGTAATCAAGCTTTAATACAGATGGATTGGGAACTAGATTCCATTTTAAATGATTATAGTTCTTCAAGAACTTCTAAAGCACAAACTTTAAAAAATTTAGAAGAACATTATTTAAAACCTTCAAATTGTTATTACTACTTATCATCTGGAGATGCAATATCAGATGGTTTAGTTGGTGTTTCAGAGGATGATGTTAAGGAAGCTAAACAATTGGCAATAATGGAATTAGCCTCTTACTTAAGAAGACAACCATTAAAAAAGTTTAAACAGATTAATGTTCATGAAAATGTCTACAGATCTATAAAAGAACTTTCTCAAAAATTAAAAATGCCTTTAGCAGGAACTGTTAATTATATTTTGGATCGTGCAGAAAAATACGAAACATTAAAAAAAGAATTTGATGATATTTTAAATGAGCAATATTGTGAAGGTGAATAATATGTCTGAAGAAAATCTAACTGGACCGCAAATTAAACCACACAAAATGCAATGTTGGTATTGTAAAAGGTTTGCGCAAAGAGAAATAAAAGAGGTCAATAGTAAGGATGGACCAGATAAGTTTCAACCAACTAGAGGCACTGTTATAGGCGAACCCGTTTGTACAGATTGGAATGGACGTAGACACTATAGATATAAAGTGTGGACGGGTTTTTACAAAATGAACTTTGGTCATTTCTGTATGCAAAAGTGTGCTACATCTTGGGCAAATAAACAAGTCTTAGGTATTAGAGGTATGATACAAAAGAAGAAAGACAAAAATAGTCTGCCCGATAAACAAGCGCAGTTAATAGAAATGAAAGAAAGTATGGGTAAAGTCAGACCTGAACACTTGGAGAGTTTACAAAGAAAATTTAATGATAACAGACACTAAGTGGATATATTCTCCATGCGATCAATTAACCTCTCTGCACGTTTGGTTACTTGATCGTACCACTTAGAGTTACGCATTTCAGATGCAGCGGCTTTCCAATCGCCTTTGTTCACATTCTCACGCATACGCACAAATTTAGATAAACGAGGCCGTCCAAGATTAAACATCATATTGGCTATAATTAATTGTGCTTCTTCTGGTAAAGTATAAAAATTATCATAAAGGACTGTACACTCGTCTAACGTCACTTGTATATCCTTATCAAACAATTCATTAACACGTTCTTCTGATACTGGTGTGCCAACTGGCTTACCATGTTCTTCATCCCATTCAGTGACAAGATGTCCTATACCAATCGTGGGTAAATTTAAATGATCAAGATATATGGCGTTAACACACCCCTCATCTCTTTTGAGTTCTTCTCTAAGTTGTTCTATGTTCATTGACTTCCTACTGTTGCTCTAGTTACGGGGTTTGGCACTAATATTGGATTGACACCACCCGTAGATCCTACGTTAGCGGGTGGGTTAATATTCGGTATATTAATATTTTGTATGTTAGTTAATGCTCTATTAACTTGTGGCTCTAGTTTTTGTCTTTGTAAATTTAACAAAGGTCTAGCTTCTTCTTCAGCTTGTTGAGCACTCATTTGTGTTGATCTAACTGTTGCAGTAGAGGCAAGCGTCAACATGGTTTGAAACCCTTGAGCTATTGGATCATTAGCCTTAAATTTACCAGATAAAAATTCTTTTACAGAATTAGGTTTTCTACTTGCCATCATCATTTTCAAAACTCTAGGATCTCTCAAAGCTTTTGACATTATGGCATAACCAGCAGCAGTTGTGGCAGTTGCTATTGGATTCATAATAAAAGCAATCGATGATAATGCTAAAGCAATTTGTGGTGCAGCAAGTCCACCTTTACCAGTTATACTTGCATTAGATACTTTAATCATTTGTTCAGCTAATGCATTTAATCCATCACTAGCACCTCTTCCGAACATTTCATTCAAAGTTTCTGGTCCATAACTTCTTAAAACATTTTGGAATTTCTTACCTAATCTACCAGATTTAAAAGCATCAACAAAATCATCGGTCATCACAACTGCGCCACGATCATCAACAGTAGCACCAATTTGTTTAAGTATTCTACCCATTGCAGCGTCTTGTACACTTTGAAATGTGTTAGGATTTAATACTCTTCTTGCTCTTTTTATACTTGCAACATCACTAAATACATTAGCAGCTAATACATCGGGATTGTTAGTGCTTTGTAATATTTGTGTAAATTGATCTTGTTTTCTTTGTGACAAAGCTCGTTGAGTTTGCCTTAATTTTAATAACCCTTGACCTAACGGTAAATTTCTTAATGATTCAACTACTTCTGGTGCAAGATTAGCTTTTCCTCTATCTAAAACATTTAGAACTTGTCTCAGTTCATCTAACTCACCTTTAAACAATTTATCAACAGTTGTTCCTTTTTCTTTTATTCTTGCGGATAATTTAATTGGATCAATTATTTTTAACCCAGTGCTTGGATCTGTTTCTAATGATTCTCTCATTGCAATGTCTAAATATTTTTTTGCTAAACTTTGTCTAACCTCTTCAGCTATCTCTGCGCCAGTGCCACGTATCGTAGCTATTTCTTCAGATATTCTTTCTTTTTTCTGTGCATCTCTCAATATTGCTTTTCTTGCACTACTTTCTGGTGGTAAAGACTGTGCAACTCTAATAGCCTCAGCAGTCGGTCTGCCACCAATTGTTCTTGACTTAAGTGTTTTTATACCCTCGTCTAAATCAGCTATACCAGTTAAATCACCAGTATCTATTTTTAAAGTTCTAACACCAGTTGGTGCACCTCTTATTGCTTTCATTAATTGATCAAAAGCTTCTGGTTCATCTTTAAGAACTATGTTTTGAAAAACATCATTAAGACTGAGTCTTTTTTGTTGAGCGTTTTTAATAATATTTTGAACGGTAATATTATCAAATCTTCTAACGGACGCAGCATAAAATTTATTGGTTCTAGATAATAATCCTAAAGCCTCAGTTGCTTGATCAAGAGATACATCTATATTGGTATTAAATGCAAATCTTGGATCTTGTGGTACTTTTAAACTACCACTAGACGTAATATCTGCTAAATCCAAAGTAGCTTTTTCAAAAGCATCATCAACAGATTGTTTTAATGTTTGTAAAGCACCAACATTTACGTCATTTAACAAAGCGGGATTTTTTGTTGCATCTAGTAAACCAGTTCTAATTTTTGACATTTCTTTAGCAGTAGTAAATGGTTGTCTAGCCATTTCTCTAACTTTAGTGGCAAACTTAGTAGCACCTATGTCAGCGATAGTATTTCTTTCTAAAGATTCTAAAGCAGAAAGGACACCTTTTGTTGGTATAATTGCTTGTCCTTTAAGTACATTATCAACTTTTGTGTATAATTTATCTACATCCTCATCAAAAACTCTTTTTCTAATACGAATCATATCAGCTAAATCTTTTGGTATTTCTTTACCAGTTCGAATATTACCAATTAATTTTTCAATTTCTTTTGTTGTTTGTTCGTTAAATTCTTTTTGCACATTTGCTAACACTTGATCACCACTAGCGTATAAGTCTTTAATATCTTTTCTAACTATTTCACCTAAATTTTTAATTGCTGTGTTGTCTGAAATACCAAAACCTTGTAAATCTCGTAAAACTAAATTTAAATTTACTTGTGCAGCTTTTTCATTGGGAAAAATCCCTTCATAAACAGATTGTAGTCTATTTAATATTGGTCTAAAAGACTCACTTGTCGCACCCGCTACTGTTGGTCTTGCACCACTTTCAATGATCTGTCGAGCTTGTGCTCTCAACGCTTCATTAGTTTCCATTCCTCCTTTAGTAACTCCACCAGGACCTTTTATAATCCTACCAAAAAGAGTTGATAAACCTCTACCAACACCCTCACCTAGTAGACCAAAAGCACCTTCCATAGCAGAGTCTCTTGCAACGTCACTAAAACTTTGTTTTTGTAATCCCTCAGCGTATTCAATGCCTTCATCTAAAAATTTACCCGCAGCAGTTGCCGCACCTACTATTAACATACCTGGTAAAAACCCAACACCAGAAGCAGCAATAGACGCTCCTACTCCAGTAATTATTGGTAAGGTAGTTGCACCCGCAAACTCTTTAACGTCATTAAAAGTAAAACCCTCTTCATCAATAGCAAGTTCTTTACCTTCACCAAGACCAAGTTGATTTCTACCTTGTTTTGTTAAAACAAATCGTCCAAGTGGATCTTGTCTAAAACCATCACTACCTACGACAGATTGTAAGTATCCTGCTTTTTCTTCGTCAGTATCCATCCTACCAAATTGAAATCTAGAAAAACCACCAACAGAATCTAAACCAGTAGTGTAATCAACATCCTTTTCTCTAAACGTATCAATAAATTCTTCTTGTGTAATTTTTTCACCAGTTTTAGGATCAATACCCATCATTCTTTGTTGACGTGCATATTCTCTAATTTCATCTAGTGAGGCAGTTGCTAAATTTACATCCGATTGCTTTGGTGTAAATTGATTCATTATTGCTAATTGTTCATCATCTGTTG